AAAGTGGCAAGCACGTTTATCAAAAGTAATCATCCAAATAGATGTATTATCAGAACCTGAACCACCACCATCGATGATCTGAGAAGCATTTTCAGCTGAAAGATCATTGAAACGTGGAGAAAGTCCCATTGGCTTAGATGGATCAATTGAACTGTCGTGGTAGAAAATTGCTGTAGCAGCTTCTTGAGCCATAGCTTCAAGGTGGTCTGCAGCTTGGTCCATACGAACAGAAGCTTTATCTTCAGCTTTTTCATAGATGTCTACAATTCTTGTATCAACTTCTGCAGCTGAGTTTACAAATCCTGTAGTATCTTTAACCATTTGCATATTCCCTTTTCCTGCAGGAATACCTTTATACATTTTACCCCAAGTAACTGATGGAAGACCTGTCTTCACAGTAGTTTCGTGGTAAGTACCTTTGTTACACTCTAATGCTAGAGCATCTTCTAGGATTGGGTTTTGAGCAATAAGAAGATTAATAACATCAGAAGAATCTTTGTTCTCTGGTAACATCGCTAGGTCAGCAAGTGTAGGGTATTGTGCATTTAAAAGAGCCATAATAATTTCCTTTTTATGTAAAAGTCACTCTATCTGTTAAAGCATGACTCGACTTAAAGATCGAGTCAACAACTTTTTTATTTTTTATCAAAAAATTCTGGATAAAGTTTTTGTAATGTTTGATTACCTTTATCTTCTGTTGACGCTACCGCAGGTTTTCCTTGGATAGTATCTTGAGCCATAGCATCGCCAATAGCCTTTAAAAATCGGGCAATTACGATATTGTTTCCGACTTCAGGAGTCTTTAAAATTTCAACTAATTCAGGGCTTCCAAATGTTTGAATAGCTCTGTTCATCGATTCATAAGTTTTTGCTTTTTGCTCGCCTATAAAGATAGGGTCCTTTTGGATAGCTTCAAAATCAGCTTTATGTTTTGCTGAAATTTCTGCTTGAACTTTATCCATTCCACCTTTATAAGAATTTTCTTTAATAGCAATCAGTTTTTCAGCTGCTTCTTTACTAAGACCATTAATAGAAGCGTACTCTGCAATAGCGTCTAAGTCTTCTTGAGAAAGAATAGAATTTTCTGGGAGTTCTAAATCATACCCCTCATCTGCTACAGGAGCTTCTTCTTTTTTCTCTTCTGGTTTAGCAATCCCCTCAGCAATAGTAGCAACAGGCTCTTTACTAGAAGTCTGGCTCTGATCCGCTTGTATTGATGGAGTAGCTTGGGAGTTCACCGTTTCCGATGATGTCGTCGATGTTGTTTCTGTTGGTTTGATTTCTTCGCTCATTTTCTAGTTTCTCCTGTATAGATCGTTGTTTAGCTTCTCTCATCATATCGAAGATACGATCTTCTGAAGCGTCTGATATTAATGCTAGTAAATGTAATCCGACTTGTCTTCTACCAACTTGCTTAAGCATGTCAGTCGAATCTCCTTCTATGTCTCTATAGATTCCACAATGGGATAGTATACTCCACATGAATCTTCGCCCTTGTTCAGTAGACGTAACCCACTCACAGTCGGATCTATTTTGATCTTGTAATTCTTTTTCTGTCATGTCCCCTCTAAACTATATACTAAGCTTGAGCTGCGTTTAACATGGTGTCAAGCAAAGAGTTCTCTCCTACTTGTGCTTGTGAAAGGTCTTTAGCAGTTTGTGCTCCTTGAGCCATTTGAGCTTGTTGCTGCGCTTGAGCTTGTTGCTGTGCGGCTACTGCTTTAATCTCAGCATACTCATCTTCATCTGTAACAAGTGTTGGATCAATTGCAACATAGTCTGCGTATTTTCTTATTGTTTCTTCAGCTTTCATCATTTTAAGAAGTGATGGGTCTTGATGAGAGTTCGCCATACTTACTGTGAAGTTAGAGAATCTTTCGATCGAGTTCATCATAGAAACTTTTGCAGCCTGAGCTAAGATAGAAATATATTCTGGTCTTAGCTGTTCCCCCTCAAGTTCTGAAGGTTTCTTAGGCATACGTCCTGCAGCTTCTAAAATTATTTGTGCATTTTGAATTAGTTTACCGTTTAGATCTTGGTCAAGCTGTCCTAGTACAGGAGCAAGTGCTGACATTCTTTCCGATGATTTCTCATCGATCTCTCTTGCTGTTACGTGAGATACTGTTTTATCCCCAGACAACATTAAGAATAAATCTTCATAGAAAGCAGATCGGATAGACTCTGTATATTCTCTTTGATCTTCAATTAAGTTTGAAAGATTAGGATTAAGTTCGAAAGCGGGTTTAAATCCTGCTAATGCACCTTGGTCATCGACGTATGTAATTCCACCCGCAAGAATAGAAGCTTGATGTCTTCTTAGACTAGCGTGACCAACCATAGGAGGTTTAACCATTTTTGCAACAGCCTCTAAACGATATTGCTCCATTTTTTGTAGAGTCATAATATCTGATAGTGCTATATGCCCAGGACCATCAACACCATAATCTTCTTCTGGTGCTACTTCCCATCTTGGGATAATAACAGGAAAGTAATCAAATCCGCTTACCTTTATAAATTCCTGAATACCAACAGCTCTTTCATTTCTGAAACCTGATGATGTTTGAGGAGGCAAGTTTGACCCTGTTGACTGAACGTATGTATATGAACAGAATTTTTTATCTTCTGCATTTAATGATTTCTTTAATGGATCGTAACTGTCATTAGGTAAAACAACTTGAGTTAGAAGAACCATTTCGGTGTATTTCTTTTGCTCATAGTTTGATTTAATCCATGTAGGGATATTGTCCCAAACGATATTATTGTTCACATCTTTCTTAGCGTACTGATCTACTACTTGCTTAACATTATACCCAAAGTCCCTTGTGAACATATTAGGATTACCTTCCGCATCACATGCAAAGGCATAAGTTCCAATAGCAAAAGGGTAAAAATAAAACCCGTACCGAGGGTGTGGAAGCATAGCGAAGGCAGCGTTTGAAAAAATTCCCATATCTTTGTAGACGAGTGGCAGGACTCGGTACAGGTTCGATACTTGAAAGTGAGAATTGATGATAGACTCTACTTCAGAAAAATATCTCTTAACACTCGACGAATTTGCTTTCTTCGCATTGTTTACTGTTAAGTTAAACCAAGGTCTAGCTCTAGGCGTAGCCCCGTTACACATTCCTGAAACAAAAGTTCTCAACGATCTTCCCGCTTGATTCTTTATAATACGTTGGTCTTTCCTAGCTCCGTTATTTTTAAATGCAGGGTTTTGTTTGATTCTTTCTGGTGAAATAAAAGAAGCTAATAGCTCAAATGTAGGAAGCTGTTTAGCTAAGTCATTACGTAGCCGTTCACGAATATTCGTTACTTCACTATATGAGTGCTTTGCCATTATTTATTCTTTTTGTTTAAGTATTCTTCGTATGCCTTTTTCTTATCGCCAGTAAGTTTAAGAACTTTAACAGACGACTTCTTAGGACTTTCAGACTGTGGACTTCTTCCTTTAGATTTAACTTTGGCTTTGGCTTTGGCTATTGATTTCTCAACAGCTGTGGCCACCGCTTCTTCTGTGTATACGCCTTTTGCGTTTTTCTTAACAGGGGCATAGCCACCTTCTTTAGTATATGCAGAACCTTCTGTATATTTAGTTTTAGATGACATAACTTCTTTAGCTGCAGTTTGGTCAGCGATGTTTGATAACGCTGGTGACTTTGCTGCAAAAGCATTTACGTCTGAAGGTTTTAACCCCCCACCATAAACATTAGACGCAGGTAAAGACGAAGGACTTGAATAAATACTATTACTATTTAAGTCTGCTGATTTATAATTAATGTCCGAAGACGCAGGTAGCCCACCCTGATAAACAGGATTCGCTGCAGATAAAGCGGAACCTATCATGCTGTCAGGTCCTCTCTTTAATGTACTAATGTTTTCACCCTGCATAGGTTTAGGGTTTAATGTATTTACTTTTACTTTAGCTTTTTTCTTTGCCATAAAATTATCCTTTTAATTATGCCCCAAAAGTTCCTGCAGTTGTACTTAACCCTGCGCCTATAAAGCCAGGTGTTTGTTGAGCTGCACTATTATTTCCGCCACCACTATTAGAACCACTATTTCTTCTAAGTCCTGCAAGTGCCATAGAGTCTGCTTGTTGTTTTGCACCCATTTTTGAAATTAATGACTTTCGTCTAGCATTTTCTGCATCCATTTCGGCTTTCTTTCTTGCTTTAATTGCAGAGTCTTCTTGCATAGAAGTCATAACACCGCCAGCAAAAAAGCCAACACCAGCACCAATAGGTCCCCCTAGCATTGCTCCTGTTGCTGCGCCCCCAAGTGCGCCCCCTAAAAATCCATCCATTGCCATAAATAAAAATCTCCCTATGCTCTATAATTAGGCGACGGTCTGTAGAATTTGTCAACCTGAGATTCATCTGATATGTAATTTCCTTGACTTTGTCTTTTCCACGTTTCGATGAACTCCTGCTCCGACATATCCGCTGTACTCTTTCCAGAACTAAAATCCGCAAAGAAACTAGGACTCTCCACATCTGCAAAAGTTTGAGCTAATGCATCCGCTTTATCAGGGGATCTACCAAGTCTTGTCTTAATCTGTTCTTTCTCTTCTAGTCTAAAAAGCCCGCCATGAAATATAAGCTTAGGCATCATTAGTTCTTCCGCAAGTCCTGGGTCATTAGGAAGTTGTCCCCCTTTTTTAATCCAGTCTCTCATTCGAACCCACATCTCTGTTCTCTTATTAAAGTATCTTCGATCTTGTGCTTTTGCATTATAGACTACTGGCGTTGTATCTATTGCGGGAAAAAGGGCAAGACTATCAATGACTGATGATCCGTACCCTCCTGTATTATCCACAAACACCCTCTCAATTCCAAGGTCTGTTTGAAGAAATGCGATCTTCCCCGCAAGTTCGGGTCCATAGATGTCGGAGGAAATAGCATCAAGCGGGTAGGCTTTGAGTCCTCTTCGTCTTGCAAATACAGTTCTATCAATTCCCCCTCTTGCCACATCAACGCCCATCCTATGTTGAGAGTTTTTGACAGTCTTTTCATCGATCTGTCTATTCATTGACTCATGGATTTCCTCTTCGGACAATAAGGTATTTGATGCTGTAGGCGGATATTTTCCGAACACGTTCACTAAAACCCAAGGATCGTCTTTACCATACGTGGCAATTTGTTCCCTTGCCCAATCTTTAGAAACCCTCGGAGCCCTCTTTGGATCGTCTGGATCTCCTGACACAGTGTATATAGCCCACTTCTGAACCGTCCGCCCCATATAGGCTTTATATAAAATACCCTTAGCAACCTCGGGGTTTCCTGTTGCTAAAATCTTTGCTCTCTTCGTATCACTGTCACCCGTCGATAGTGCCGCATCCGCAGTAGCTAACACCGAGTCTGGAATCGTCCCTGCCTCGTCAATAAGAAAAGCTACGTTATTAGCATGAAGCCCTGCTAGTGCAGAAGCCATGGTAGTCTCATCCGCTTGCTTTGGGTATGACCTTGCATCTATGAATGAATAACCTTCATGACCTTTTAATGAAATCTTCTCCGCACCCTCATTCGTCGATTGTACTAATAGCTTCGACTGGGCTCTCCATCTCAATAACTCTGCCCAAAGGTTAGACTTCAAATGTTCTTTAGTTACTGACAACGCCGCCATCTTAGGCTGGTGGTTGGTAGCAAAGAAGTGCAACCCCAAGATCGCAATCGTAAATGTCTTACCAGGTCCTTTTGAAGCAATAAGCCCTAATCGCTGATGATCCATATAAAGATCAACAACGTCCTCCTGCCAAGCATCGAGTGTTATGTCAAAAGCATCTTGAATAAATATTTTAGGTTTGTGTTTCCATAGTTTCATTACGTCACTAGGCTGTAATTGAATTGGCTTATTGTATGACCTTTGGATATTAGGAACATGTATTTCGGTCATATTAAGTCCTCGATTGTTTCTATGGTGGGTTCTGGTTTGTCTGAGCCTGTGTTGTCTGTTACCAGCTCTTGAGCTTTCTGTTGTTCCCTAAGAATCTTATACTCCGCCTCAATATCCTCTAATGACTTATCGCTCGTTTTGTACGCTCCTAGTACTATATCCGACAAAGTAACATGGCTAGTCATATCGATCTTCTCAACGAAGTCTGCCTCGGATTTCCCAAGTAGCTCACTGGCTTTAAGCCTGATGGGTAAAGGTATATTGCCTTCAGGCACAGGGGCTCCATTCTCATCGACTTCTTCTTTTCTATGTGGATCTTCGTTTCTTAGGATAGAGGTCCATAGCTGTTGACGTTCTTCTCTATCGGCTATTGCTTTTTTAGTGTCTGCCATATATTTGCTCCGTTCTCGTATTGCTTCGACTATTAAGGGGTCGCTAATTAATTCTTCCCCTTTCTTTTTTAGATAATTAGGTGCTCCACTGAATCCTGCTAATCGTGCAGAGTTCTCTTCGTTACCATCGTACACTTCTACGAATAGCCTTTGTCTAGGTGTAAGTTTTGATAATGGCCTCATCGATGTATATGTCCCCTTAATAGGGGATTGTACCTCTTAGCATTGTTTGTCGTCAAGTTTGTGGCTGTGGCGGAGGGGACTTATTAGTGGTAAGGACTGTTAGTTATTATAATAAGTAGTATGTAGGAATCGTAAAAATTTTAGTCGGGGTGGGTATAGGCGTTGTGGCTGCCAACCAAAAGGGGGCTCGGGGTCTCAAAGACAAAAAGAAATTCATGCCAAGATTCTAAACAAAATACATTGAGTGTAACTCTTACAGTCAATCAGCAACTTAGAGCCAAACACTTATACAAGCTGAGCTTGATAGCCTAAAAGTGACGCTCAAATTTTCGTTTATAGCCGTTTGAATTGCCTAGCCCTTGTGTTAGGTTAGGCTCGATATGATCTAATAGCCTATAGGTTATATCTGAGCGTTTAGCCGTTTAGTCATGACATCGACTAAATGCCTAAATGATAACTCTCCTGTGGTTGAGAGTCGTAAAGCCTATGAGTCTAATTGCGGAGAGTCGTAAAGCCTATGAGTCTAATTGCGGAGAGTCGCAATGTCGTCGAGCCCCCTTGAACCCCAAGGCAACGAATTATTCTTTTGAACAGACTTATTTTAATAAGAGGCATTAAAGGGATTAAAGTTTTGCGTGCTGTACTTACTACATTTAACATAATTCATTATACATAATGAGTATGCGCATAGAGTCATAAAGTCCTATATTAGTACATTCAATTTATATATAAAGTTATAAGATTATAGTAGTATATTATTTATATATATATATCTTAACATTCCTTAACCATTAAAGGCACAAAGCCAGTTACCCACTATACTGCAACCGCTACCAACTCAAGACAACAGTTATCAATTCTTATAACACTAAGCATAACACATTTATAACGCTATAAATCATGAAACCGTATATTTTCCGTATCTTTACACACATTGCCACGTGCCGACGGTAACTAGCCACAAAACACTAAAAGTAAATAATACTGCTTATTAAAATAATTTATTAAACTAATTGACAGCAGTTGACGATTAGACTAATATCTCACAGTGCCCACAAAGCACTAAAAGACAAGACCAACAAACACTAAATAGAGAGGACATCGATGCACACTACAACCGCACCAAGTTTTAATCTACTGAAAGAAATACTCACAAAGTATTCTAATGAATTGACGTATGTGGTTTATAAAGACAAACCGACCACAGGACAAAGCCAAGGCAGAATTGAGGCACTTTACGACGTCTGCCGTATGTTCGTTACGAGCGACAAGCTAACCACATTAATCTTAGCTTGTGGACGTAAAGCCGTAGCAATGCAAAAACAAGATGAAATTCAAACTAAACTCGATCATGCATTAAATGAGCAATATAGAGAAATAGAGTTCCAAAACTTGCAAGATGATTGGCACACTACGACAAGTAATATTGGCGAACATAGCGAAACAATTAACAACTTAATAGAGGAGTTATCTAAATGAAAACAAAAATTACAGTCGGTGACATTAAGGCACAAGTACAAGACTTGGACAGGCAATCTAAAAGCTTTAGCGAGTCAATTGCCAAGGATATATTTGAGCAATACGACAAGGTGGATGAAATAGCCACAATACTAAGAAGCCTAGAAAATTGCGAAAAGGGACACTATTCGATGGATGAATACCAAATGTTAATCTATTGCGTAGAGATTCCTAGTCACATTGCAGACTTGCCATACATTAATGATTATTTGACTCGTGACTTTGCTTTTATCCCTAAGTATGAAGGCAATGAGAGTCAAATATTCATAGCTCAAGCATGTGGTCAACCGATAATCATAAATTACTATTGTGATAAAAATAGTTACTTTATTTATGACTGTGAGGAGCACAAAGAAATTATGCGAAAAGAACCAAGCATCGAAGGCAATAGCGATATATCAATCGATGCTTATATTTCAGCAAAGATTGAAGCCTACCAACAAAAAACAGGTTGTTTTGGCGACGTGATAGAAGTTGATTATTATGGTGGCTACAATAGACATCATAAAAGGCATGAAAGCGTTACAGAAGAGAATTATCAATCAATCATTGACCAATTTGAGCAATCTAATAACAACGAAGAGGAGGCATAATCATGGCACTATTATCAATCGATGCTGAGG